AAGAAGCAGAATGGAACAGAAAAATAATAGTGAGAGAAGCTGAAGCCAAAAAAGATTCAGCAAAAATGCTGGCTGAAGCAGAAATTGAACGCGCCAAAGGTGTTGCAGAAGCAAATAAAATAATCGGCGACAGTTTAAAAGGAAATGAAGATTATCTACGTTATCTTTGGATAGATTCGTTGCAACATACTAAAGATAGAATAATTTATATACCAACAGAAGCAGGATTGCCTATTTTAGAGGCAAATAGAAAATAATTTGAAAATCCGGATTTAAAGCGGATTTAGCGGATTTTAGAAAAAAGTTCAAAGGAGCTGTTTAGAAAAGGATTTCTACATATGCCCAATTTACAAGTACAACAAGCGGAACCTTTTGCACCGCGAAGTCAACAAGGCATTATTCAAGTTCCTTTAGATATAGTAGGCGGGAATACGTACGGCCGTTATCCTAAAATAAGTCAGGCACAAACCTATAACATGATGGTTTCCGATGGCGCGCTTGTAGATTATGCTGGCTTCCAATACATGCGAACGGTCACTAATAATCCGGCAGCCAAAGGGCGTACAAATCATGTCTCAACTGTTTATAATATACAAATTGCTGTAGTAGGAAATGCGGTTGTCAGTTACGACCATAATTTAGTGCCAACGCGCATAGGAACTTTAGCAACAAGTACTGGCGAAGTTTATATCGCAGAGAATAATAATGCTGAAATAGAAATCTCTGATGGCGTGCATATCTATAATTACAATATTAATACTACTGTGTTTCAAATTGTTTCGATTGATTTTGTTCCAGGCTTTTTATCATTTCAAAATACTTATTTTATTTGTGCTTCGGTTGATACTAATGAATGGCGTCTTTCAATGCCTAATAATGGTTTATCATTTCCAGAAGAAGCAGCCTATATAGGTCTCTTACAAACAAAGCCTGATACTGTACAAGCCGTTGTTCCAATGCCAGGTAGGGGTAACATGACTTTTGTATTTGGACATACTGTGGGCGAACAGTGGACGTTTACGGGGCAATCTATATTCCCATGGTCACGCAATAATTCATTTAGTCTTGATTATGGATGCATTAATCCAGCTTCAATTGCTTATCAAGCAAATTATATTGTCTGGATTGGTATTAGTGAAGAAGCAGGTCCAGTCATTATGTATACAACTGGCGGCGATATTAAAGAAGTCTCAACAGACGGTATTGATTATTTATTCAGCACTTTAACAGCACCTCAAGATTGCAGCGGATTTTTAGTCAAACTTGATGGTCATTTATTTTATCAAGTCACATTTAAAACCGATAATATTACACTTGCTCTTGATTTAAATAATCAAACATTTTTTACCATTACCGATGAAAATATGAATTATCATCCTGCACGTAAGATTGTGTATTTCAATAATATTTATTATTTCGTAAGTTATAATGATGCCAATCTTTACGCATTTGGTACACAATATACAAATTATGCTTATCAAAATACAATAGAAGAAATTCCGCGTGTGCGCATTTGTTCACCAATAAGATTTGCTGACCAATTGCCACGTATATTTAAAAGTCTTGGATTTACCATAGAGCAAGGTCAACCTAATAATATCGTTCATTTAGACCAAGCTGATTACATGGTTTCCGAATCAACGAACGATAATATGGTTACTGAAGATGGTCTAAGCCTTATGATTACTGAAGATTCCAGCGATGATATTGAAACACCCGAACAAGCAAACATGGTTGTATTTTTAGGTGTCTCACGTGATGGCGGTGAAACTTATGGTAATAATGTATCACTTAATATGAATCCAACCGGAAAAAGACGTTCGCGTTTTATATTTCAACGTTTGGGACGAGCTAATGATTTTACACCGCGATTACAATTTGTTGGATTTAGCAGATATGTTGTATTTGATGGTTATGTGGAATGTTATAGATAATGCCATGCGATGGAAGTATCTTAAATTAGTATGGAGACAGGATAAGAACGCATGGCAAATTAATAATAATCGAAAAATTAGGATGAGTAAATGAATATACCTGATTTGCCTGTAAGTCCTTTGGTTGAATCTGATGGTTACCCTAGTGCACCAGAATATCAATTCAGGCAAAATTTAATACAGGCTTTGCAATCTGTGACAAGTGATGAAGGTTTAGTACCGCCTTCACAAGACAGTGCCAATATTACTATTATACAAGATGGCACAAATACGCAAGGTGAATTCACATGCGCTCCTGGTACCATTATATATAATTCAGATACAAATCAACTTTTAACATGTATACTGGTAGGAGGTGTTCCTACTTTTAAGGTTATAACAGTAACATGATAATAGAAAAAAATTGTTTGATTCATGGAAAATTAAATAAAGAAGAAATTCAAATAGTAAAAAGGAAAGATAGAAAAAGTGATTATTTAACTTGTAAAAAATGTAATGTGATAAAACAAAAAAAGATTAGAGAAAAGCAAAAAATAAAATTTAAAGATTTTCATGGTATATGTAAAGTTGATGGATGTAATTCTGTAGTTAAATATCCTACATATATGTTATGTGGAATACATAGATATAGATGGGAAAAATATAAATCTTATGAAGCCCCAAAACAAAAAAGTTTACCTGAAAATATTAAAATGAAATGTAAGATTCATGGTTTTTTGACGATAGATGAAGTAGACATAAGTGAGCATTTTTATAAATGTAAGCAATGTAGAAAAGAAAGAAGAAAAAAAAATAAAGAAGATCCAAGAAAAGTAAAAAATTCATATTTAAAAAGAATTTTTAAAATTACACTTGAAGATTATGAAAAATTATTAGAAAAACAAAATAATTTATGCAAAATTTGTAATAAACCAGAGACGATGAAACAAACGCGATCTGTAAATAAACTACGCTCATTGGCAGTTGATCATTGTCACGAAACAGGAAAAATTAGAGGTCTATTGTGTGGTAGATGTAATAATATGATAGGTTATGCTAAAGATAATCCAAATATTTTAAGACTAGGAGCAGATTACTTAGAAAGATAAGAATTATACCTAAGTGCCAAGCAAAAGCTTTGACAGGAGTCGATTTTTATGTTTTTAAGATAAAAATTTGCTTGGCTTAAAAATTATAGCACAGGGAGTGCAATTATGGCATGGTTTGATTTTTTATTTGGTCCTAATCCGTCGAATGAAGCGCAAAAATATTTGAATCAGATTCCAGGGGCGACAAAACCTTATTATGAGCCTTATATTAAACAAGGTTTAGAAGCTAATGACATCTTAAAAAACCAATTTGGCGGCCTAATTAATGATCCAAATGCAATATACAATAAATTAAGCCAAGGTTATCAGCAATCGCCAGGATATCAATTTAAACTCAATGAAGCTTTAAGAGGCGGTACAAATGCGGCAGCCGCGGGAGGTATGGCAGGTTCACTTGCACATCAACAAGCAGCACAACAAACCGCGCATGATATTTCAAATGAAGATTTTGAAGCTTATTTGAACCATATGCTTGGTTTATATGGCACCGGACTTGCTGGTGAACAAGGTTTAGGCGAGCAAGGTTTTAAAGCAGGAACGAGTTATGCTGATATGTTGGCAAATTTATTAAGCTCACAAGCACAATATGGCTATGCTGGAAGAGCGGGACAAAATGCGAATTGGGCGCAATTATTAGGTAATGCTACGAAAGCAGCAACTACTGCTGCTACTATGAGATAAGGATTATCATGGCTGCTGACATAAAAGGAGTTCCATTTAAACTTACTGCTGCTGATTTAGGTGGATTCGGTGGCTTTGACCTAGGTGAAGCGATTAAATCTGGGTTAGAAAATGCAAATTTATATCAAGAGGCTAAATACAAGCCGCAAAACTTAGCAGAGGCGCTTAGAGCTGCACAATTAGCTAATAAAATAAATGAAGCTAAAGCACAATATGCTATGGAGCAAGAATTAGCTAATTTAAAGTATACACAAGCAGGCACAGGCCATTTAGGCGCTCAAACAAAAAATTTAGAAGCTGAAAGAGGTTTGATTCCATTACGCCAACGTTTATTAGCAGCACAAGAAATGGCCACAAGACAAAAAGCGGAAGAAGCTTTGCGAAAAGAACAAATGTTTGCCGATATCCGTGCTGGCAGATTTCCAGGATTACAAAATCAGCCAACGCAGCCTTATTCTGGACAGCAACAGATTAACCAAGAACAACAACCACAAGATTATATTTCCATGCTTAGAGGACAAGAATTTACTCAAGGCGGTGCTGGGTTACAAAGATTTCCCGAGCAACAACAAGTACAACAACCTCCACAACAAATAGGACCAAGTCAAAATGAGATTCTACGCGGACTTATGTATCAAGCTTATGGATTAAAACCGCCTACTGAAGTACCAGAGGAAAAAATGCGACGCGAAATTATGACCTCTAATATAGAGGAACAAAATAAAACCAATATTAAGAGAGCTCAACAGATAAGTGAATCAGCAAAGGATTTAAGTCTTGCTGGTATAGACATTAATGGCATACATGACATTTTAACTGGTGAAGATAGTTTAGGTACAGGGATTACAAAAACATTAATAGGTAAATTAGGCTGGGGTAGTGAAAAATTAGGTGAATTTAATGAACGTGCTCTAAGACTTCAGGCACAAATGACAAAAGCTTTAAGTTCTAGAGGTGGGGTAGGAGCTGCAAATATTGTCGCTAGTGGTAAACCAAATACTTGGAAAAGTACGAGTGAAAATCTAGGTATTACGAAAGCATATGCGGAACATATAAAAAATGAATTTGATTTGTTAAACAAAGAATATAAAAATATTACAGGCAAAAATCTTCCTTATACATTGCCAGAATATGTACAAAATATCGGAAAGAAAATTGATAAAAATATATTCAAACCAAAAACAACCTTTAATTCTGAGCAAGAATACCATGCTTATATGAATTCCTTGACACCTCAACAGCGACAAATGGTTATCAAAACTATAAGAGAGGCATCAAAATGAGTTATATTCCATCTGAAGACGCACTTAATCAATATGATACTTCTAGAACTTCTTTAGGAAAATCATATAAAGATTATTTACAAGGATATGGAACGCAATTATTACAATCTGGGGCAATGGGTGGCTATCATTTAGCAAATTTACCTTCTTATGCATACGAAGCAATTACTGGAAATCCATTATATACAACGCCTAAACCTGACGTTACAGAATTTATTCCGAAGTCAGAAGCAGGCCAAATAGGAAAACATGCGGGAGAAACTGTAGCTGATATAACTTCTTTTATGATACCAGGTCGTTTAGGATTAAGAGGATTGAGAGCATTAACAAGATATCATCCTTTGACTCAAGGACAAATGGGAAGACAAATTCAAGGGCCAATTAATGCTGCACAAGAATCAGGAATAACTCATCAATTAGCACCCAAAGATATTTATGAGTTAGATCAATTATTATCTCATCCGGGATTGGAAAGTGGAGGTTCAACAGGGCGTGCATTAACTCCATTAGGTCGACAAGCTATTATTGAAGGAGCGCATGAAGGTTCATTGCCTTCTTTATTCTCAGGTCAATCACTTTTAGGCGATCTAGAGCGTGCTATTCCACGACAAGGCGAAGCTATTCTTGCATCAAGTAGAATACGACCTTTAAAAGAACGGATACTTGAAGGCATACAGCAAAGCATGAGAGAAGGAGGATTAACAAATGAAGCTGAAGAATTACAACAAGGTAGAGAAGCTGCAAGGCGTTATTATAAAACTAGAGAAAGAATGCGTAAAATAGGAAAAACAGTCGGCAAACCATTATCGATCGCTGCATTGATTAAAGCGGGTCTATCGGCAGCGAAAAAACTTCCTTAATTATCCGATGATAAATTCCAAAGAACTATACCAATCAATAACCAAAATAAACACATCATGATAACCTCTTACTTAATTAACTTGATTTTTCCCATCTTGCCTATAAAATAGGCAATCATAAAAAAGCCCCAATTAAGGGGCTTCCGTGCATCTATGAAAAAATGCATCACTTAGCAGGTGAATCTCTATTTTCATAGATGCTCATAATTTTGTCAAGCATTAAGGCTAAAAAATGAGTATCGAATTAACTACCACTGTTTTATCAATTCAAGATTTAACTCAATCAGCAAAATTCTTATTAACAATTCTTTGTTTTAGAGCAAACCAGAATCATGAAGTTTATTCATCAATCGAGAGGTTATGTTTAGATTGTTCATGCAGTATTAATACATTAGAAAAAAATTTGAAATTGTTAAGAGATAAAAAATATCTACTTTATACAGGAAAAATTGCACCCAAAACAAAAAATATTCCAATTTATAAAATTAATTTTAATAACCCCAATAATTGGGGTGATAAAGATTTAACCACCCCAATTGAGAAATCTAACCACCCCAATTTAGGTAATTTAACCACCCCAAAAATTGGGATAGAGAAAGACAATTTAGAGAAAGACAATAAGAAAGACATAGATTTTTCTTTTCAACCAACACAAGAAGAAAAAAATGATGTTCATTGGTATTTAGAAAAAGGATATAAAATGCCTGATAAATTGCATCCAACTTATTTGTGGTTAAAGAAAAATAATTATTGTTGATTTATAATCCAATTGCATATAAAATAATCATATTTAAGAGGTAATAAAATATTATGAATAAATCGGCTCATCAAATTTACGAAAAAGATTTCTACGCATGGACTATGCAAAATGCGAAACTTTTAAGAGAAGGAAAATTCTCTGAAA